ACAAATTGTGCTTTAGTTGTATAGTCACTGACTAAAACCCTGCCAACACTTTCATTTTGAAAAAGCTTTTGCATAGCCACCATGTTAGTTGGATTGACTCCTCCTTTGTCTGGCTCAGCCCCCATTGTGATTAAGAGTATCACATTTTCGATTGTTCTAGTAATAGCTTGATCAATTTTTTTAAGCTCTAGCTTAAAGTTAATGTCGTCTAAAACAGAAAATCCAAATGGAATAGCAAATGGCTCATAATCTTGTTTTTTATAAAAGCAGTATCTAAGATATTTAGGATCAAGAGGGACTTTCACACCATCCCTCAAGTAAGCATTGTCCTTAACTTTCTTCTTAGCCTCAGGAGACAAGGATTCAAATATTTGCTTATCTAAATCGTTCTTTGGGCTTTTTAGCCTTTCTATCTCATACTCGCTTAATATCTTTTCATACAAAGAGTCAGAAAATGAAGAGCTATGCCTTCTTACGATGTCATATGGATTTAGGATGATATACCTTAATGGAATTTTACCTTTGAGTCCAAGAATCTCTGTTCTGTAAGATCTTCTCAAATCATTTAAATCAATTTTACCTTCTAAGGTATATAGGAAAACATTTCCTGATCGATAATACTCTCTAAAAAATTGATCTTTTAAAAACCATAAGTTAATTTTGTCAAACCATTTTTGTATAAAATTTCTAGCAACTTCACTACCGCCCTCTAGCATAATTTCTGCATTAGCAAATTCAGACATAATATCAATTGCGTTTCTAAATATAGAAATATTACAGTAAGCTTTTTGGCACAATTCAATAGCTTCTCTGATATGTATCCCTTCTGCGCTGAAATGGTATGGAAGCAGCCCCTTATGAATGTTTTCGTATTTAGAAGCCTTTGTGCCTAAAGCCGCTCGATTCTTTCTTGTTTGGGTATCGACTTTACCACCTCTACTGTATTCACTCGCTATCGATTGGTAAAATCCTTCTCCAGATAACTCTGGAGACCATTGAGCAGAATTTGATATCATTATATTGTCCAAAGGTTGACTTTGGTCAAACTTTTTCCAGTATTCAGATTTCTTAGTATATTTTCTTTTAGCCATTTGTCGAGAATTACACCTATATATTATAATAAGTAAAAAAAGTTACTTTTAAAGTTACTTTTAACTTTTATTTTATAAACATTGGCGTAAAGTCTACGTACTTTGGAGTCAAATCGACATTCATAAATTCATAGTACAATGAAGTCATCCAGTTGCCTAGAACTAATGCAGAGTAAGAGTCTTTTCTAGTTTTTTCGGGGCCCGTTTGTCTTTTTAAATTGTCAGGCAAGTCAAATGTCTGAGTTCCTTGGGGAGAAGTTTTTATTTGAATCAGAGCACACTCAGACTTGGTTAGGTTCATTAGATCGTATTGATGCTCAATGAGGTCAATCATTTTAGATTGGGGAGACTGATTCTTTTCTTCATTTTTTAAAAATTTTAATTTCGTGATTGGTATTTTCTTTCTGCGTTGCATAGCATAATCTTCGTCAATAGCTCTTGACGCAAACCATAATCTTTTATGATCGAAATTCGCCTGAAGAGATTCGTTCGCTCTTCTTATCCAGTCAGAACTAGGTTTTCTTAGGAAACAAATTCTTTTGTCCTGTTGGTTATATTGTTGCCTAACTCCTTTAAGGACATTCTGATAATCATTTAAGTCATCAAAATTAACATCTATTTGTTTAAAGTTAATATTATCTTTTTTAAACATAGAGCTTTCATTAACAGCATTAATAAATTGAACGCCTCCCATATAGTCAGCTACAATACTAACAATATTAAATTTCTCTATAAGATATTTAAAATAGAACATATGATCTTGTAAACGAGTTCCAGACATTGCATAACTATGGACTACGGTCGCATTTCGCTTTTCATCATTTAATTTTAATATATGCATAGCAAAATCATCAGAGCTTTCACTTTCTGCCCAGCTAGGGTCAATAGCTAAAATATATTTTGCATCAGGTTCGCCCGCTATTTCCACACACTGCCCTTCTCCATCCTTTATTGTGCATTCCGCCATTCTAGAAGTCTTAAAATATCCACTGCTATCATCTGTAAATATAGCATTAAACTCTCTATCAAACTGAGATTGACTCATTGTAGCTTTAGATTGATTAATCAAATTAACATCATACAATTGCTTAGGAGCGCAATCATAACTAAAGTGCATAATAGATCTCCTAGCATTAGAGCCATCTTTATGGTCAACATGATTTAATATCAAATCTTCGAAATTAGAATATAATTTATACAAATATTCAAATTTATAACTAGCGGATGATAACATTATTAATTTATTGTTAGGCCATCTATATCTTTGATCTTCAGTCATTTCGCCTTTTTTTATCAAGTTTGTTTCAAGGTTAAATAACTCCTCTCTTTGGGTAGGATTTTCAACAACAGACAAGAATGGCACGATAACTTCATTGTATACTCTTTCAGGCATTAACAACATCTCATCAATAATGATTCTATGAAATCTAAAACCACGAAGCTTGGAACCATCGCCTAATGGCAGAGCTCTGATTCTACTTCTACCTATTTCCATCAACCATTCATCATTACTCTTGCTTTTTTTAGTAATGCAGCCTGCAAGCATTTTTGCCTGAGGCTTATTTGCAATATCTTCAATTTTTTTAAATATTTGCTTTGACTGCCTAAATGAAGCAGCTAATATCCCTATCTCTACGCCCTGATTAAGTATAGCGTCCAGGAAGGCGTAAATTCCTGTAGTAAAAGATTTTGACATACCCCGACTCCAAATACCTAGGAAGTAGTCAGTTTCAAACATGCCCTTAATCGCCATGTGTTGAAATGGAAATAAATCTACTCCTGACAATAAACTAGTTGTGAAAGTTATATTTTCTCTTAAAAATTGATATAACAATATTTTAGCTTCTTCTTCTTCTAAAAAACCTTTATCTAAAAGTAATTTATTTATATCCTCCTTAAAAGGATTGTTTGGTTGATTTCCTGGTTCCCAGCTCATTTTTGTTTGTCTAAATAATATTGAATGTCCGTGCTCCATAAAGCATCCCCAAGAACTAATAATTTTGGAATAATTTCTACAGATTTTTCTCGATTTCCCGTGAAGATAAATTGGCAGCATCCCGCGTATTCATGAGATAAAACTCTCATATTGTGCCATATGTAATTTAAGTTAGATCGATGTTTGGAGAAATTGTTTCTCTTTTTTATTTTTTCTATATCGCTTTCAGTAACCACATATAAATAGCACCCCATGTTTCTGCACCTATCTAATTCTTTTTTAAATCGTTCAAAGCCTGTAGACATTGTTGATTTAAAATCTTGCTCTCCTTTTCGGTCAACATAAGTATATGAGTAATAATCGCCAGATGAAGTATAATCTCCAAAATCTAATTTCATTGTTTTAGAGTTGGGAAATGATAATGGCTGTTGTTCTCGAGTATCTATAAATATTGGCGTATCTTTGTATTTATCAGCGTAAAACTCTTTACATATTCTTTTGGTAAATATTGGCTCAACTCCTGTAAGCCTAGAAGCCTCTGTATATGACCCAAAAAGCATTTTATAGCTATCTATAGGTGGTAAGTCATATATCTGCAACTCTATATGGCTAGGGGCCTTTAAGAGGTTTTTCTCATCTATTCTATTTTTGAGCTCGCTAACTGCATAATGTTTAGCGAGTTTATTATCTTTGTTTTTTATAAGCCATTGCACCATTTGCCATCTGGTTGAAAATCTTTTGCGAAAATAATCTTTTTTGTTTTTAAAAGGTAACGGCTCACCATTATACCAATTCTTCATTGGATAATAAGTCGTATAGTATTCGCTCAATAAAATGTTGTGAGACTTAATATGTATATGAAGTGCTCTTTCAGACTTAAAGGATTTTTTACAAACCTTGCATATATGTTCTACATTCTGATCCATAATATTAACGCATATTTTGTCCAGCTATCTGTAGGTTTAGACTCGTGTAGCATGTCATAATTGGGCTGATTATTTTTTAAATTTTTCCACATCAACATTTTGCCCGCCTCAGGCTTAAAAGACATCTTGAATTTAGGAAATCTAGTTTCTCCACCTTTTTTTCCACTGTTGAGGTAAAATAGTATACTATACCATCTTTGCTTTCCAAACTGACTTGGTAACATAGCATATGGGTTTTCAAAAAAATCATAATGTTCTTCATAGTACATTGATGGCTCATATTTAATGAATTGCGCTTCTTCTTGAAATAAAATGTTAGTTTTTGTAATTTGACTACAATATTTTTTAATTTCTGAAACTACAGGGTGCGATGATATTGCGACAGTATTTAGATTATTTCTTTGACCATCGTTAACTCCAGCGACAGTTGCAGATTTACATTGCTCAGAAAATGAATTAATTAATAAATTACATGCTTCTTTTGTGAGGACTGACTCAGCTGTGAATATCTCATCATAGATATTCAGGAGCCTTTGGGGCTGGATATACTTATA